TCTTGGGTTCAGGCTTTTTAGTGACGAGTGTATCGTTCCACATTTAGATAACATCCTTATAGCGCCATTCACCATACGGGGTACGGTTACGAAGCGCGTTGGTATAGAAAGGTTCCTGTGGGTTATGGTGCGCCAACAGAATCATACTTAAACGAAAGCATCGATACTTAGGTTCAAGTTCGACTTCATAATAATCGGTAGTGCAGTCTATTTTCACTCGACCCACTAGTTTCGGTTTAGCCATCATGTACTGGTCCCAAATCTCAAACTCCTTATGACCTTCATAAAGAATCAGAGTCGGTACAGTCTTCAGTTTGAAGATAGCCCATCCATCCGGTGCTTCGACTTCAATAGGAGTGATCCATTTAATAGGAGCCATCCTAGGTTCGCCAAATCGGGTGAATGGATAATCCATGATGCAACCATTAATCCCATGGACAATCGGAATCGTAATGCGCGTTGATGACTTCATCCCCAATACTCCCCAGACCACACGTAAGTCTTTTTGTTTGGATCTTGAATGATCTTAAGCTTTAATGAGAAGTTAGGAAACGTACGACCTCTAGTCTCCCGGTTCTCACGCCAGTAAGTTCTTTTCTCAGAAAGGATCACGTGGAGTTCAGTTTGTATCAGGTTAGTGCATTCATCAAAGATCGTAAAGATCAAACGGTCTTGCTGAACATAGTTACGCTCTTTATAAAACTTAAGCTTCTGTTCTTTAGCTTGCCAACCGTACAACTTGATCTCTACGATATCTGCATCAGTGAAACCCCAATTGGGATTACCGATCTTGACGAGGTTATCGCCATGTTCGTAGTACGTGTGGTTGAACCGATAGTTCAGATCAACCACTGTTTCAACAACGTTAAAGGTCATGGTGTAGCCCCTGTAGTTAGACTACAGGATTGGTTACAGATCGAGGTCCAATGCCACTTTAACGTAGTGAGTCATCTGCGTACGACGGAACAACACATTACGGTTGCCTCGTTTAACCATGCGGTTCTTGAACTGTCGGATGATAACCCGAGGATCATTGTTCTCTTCCAGTACTTCCAGCAGAGCGCCACGGAAGTCTTGGAACCATTCAATAAAGCTTTGAGAATGGAGGTATTCTTTCAGCAGTTTTTTCTCGAGGCGCGTACGGACCATTATTTATTCCCCAAAGTTGGTTGTGCACGGTCATAGTAACCGTAATCAACTTTACCATTGAAATTTTCAGTGATAATGATTGGCTCTTCATCGTTAGACGCATTAAACCGATTAACGCGCTCCAACCATTTGGGTAGAGTTTCTGAACGACCGTCCCATGTGATCAAAACGTTATCAGGATTGAAAACGTATTCACCATCCGAGTGGACAGCATAAAGGTCCTTAAGGGTCTGCTCTACCAATTCACGGATGTAGAATGGGTGGCCTTTCATTGCTTTAGAGTCGATGTCAATATCGACACTGTAATAGAACACTGGAGCGTGAGCAGTTTGACGATGGGTATATTTAATCGCCCATTGATCAGTTACGCTGACCACAGGTTTAACCACCAGCCAGCGACGGAGATCTTTATTCGAACGATGTTGACGTTTAATACGCTTCTCGTCAGCCACGAACAGGTTCTTCGTTTTGAAATCACTACCGAATTGATCACGTGGAAATACCAGACCCGTATTAATGAACCGTTCAGGTACGATTCGTTTATGATCATCCGTATGGATCAGATAGCCATCTGGTTGGATGCAATCAGTCTTGATCTCGGAGCCACTGTAGTTGTAGCCTTGACCGGGTTTCAACCGCCGTACGATATCCTTGATGATGTCGACCTGATCCTCAGCGGTTACAGCCGAAACGAAGGTTGCTTCCATCGCATGGACATCGTCGATTTTCCACTGTTGCAGAAGATCTAATTCACGTTGGTCCATCCAAGGACTGATCACAGGTTCCAGACGACTGATGCCATCTTCGTGTTGTTTGAAGTGGGTTACCATCATCATCCAACGAGCACGTTTACCAACACCGTTACCATAGCGGTCACCAGTACCGATGTAGAAACGCGGTTCAGGTACGTTTCGATAGCGAACCTTTACGATCGGTACACCTGACTGCAAGAGCTTAGCAATACCCGCGTATACTGCTGGGTCATTAAACCGACGGGTGAGGTATTTCTTAATGTCACCGATAACACTCATTGTTTTGCCTCTGCTGGTTTAAAGGTCATATTACCGTGCCGGTCAATACCAAGAATATTTTCTAGGATGTTGACTGGCGATACGTTAGTAAGGATGTATGGTCGTTTCTCAGGATCGAAGCTTTCAATTTGATCGCATATGAAATCCCACAAGTTGTAATGGATACCACCCCATTTAACTTTCAGATCTTTTGGTTCGAGGATCAATGCAAGCGCAGAGTTAGGTTTACCTGGACGATCAGTGAATTCTTTAGATTTATAGAGTTCTTTAAACCTATCGCGCCATAGATCACCAACGGCATTGTACAGCAATTTACAAACATCAACACTCACACCAGCCATCTCTGGAGCGTCAAGATCGAATACAACGTCATAGCTGGTCACTTTACCAGTGAAGCTCTCGGTTGGTACGATGGTGACAACTCCTTGACCAGTGGCCTCTGTGAAAGTAACCCAACGGCGATGATGATCCGTCGGGAGATATTTCACGTCGCAAATACGGTCATCGGTAACAATCAAAGAAGGTAAGGTGCTAGTCTCACTCACTTTACCGAAATGATAATAGCTATCCGTCACCCAATGTGGAATATCCCGGTGGACCCCTGTACGTGTTATGTACAGTGCGGATTCACTAGCCTTGTCGTTACTGACCATGTACAGGTAATTGAATGCTCTAAGCGCGATGCCGGGTGGTGTTTCCTTAAGCAAGGCTGGTACACCGCGAGCAGTTAGTTTCTCCATCTCATCGTAGTTAACCCAACTTAACTTGAACTCAAGGTTATACCGATCAAGTTCGTAAATGTGCTCGTCGCCAGTGTTTATAATGTGTTTATGGAGATCGTCGAATCGGAAGGTAAACATGGTGAAATCGTTAATGTCGATACGACAATATTTAATCTCATGTTCCTTAGGGTCAACTTTAAGGATCACATCCCGCTTGAATATTTGCTCACCGCGTGGTAATTTATATTCCAGTTCAAGTCGACCAACATGTGTTGGGTATTGATACGCATCATTTACGATCATGTCATACAGCGATATGATGGTATACGGTTCTTTCTTAGGTTCGTCACCACCAGTACCGCACGGTTTACCATTAAACAGGTTTTTAAGCCACTGCATTACACACCTCAGAAATTAAGATCGATCGATTGTTCAAGAGTTGTCTCGGTAATACCGTCTTCATTATAAACGACATACGGAATCCCGAGTTCTTTAGCCTTCTCAAGTTTATGTGCGGTATACTTAGTACCGCAGTAAACAGTGGTGGTCGATTTGGTTACAGTGCTGGACACCGTAGCACCATTCTGTTTAAACCATCGCTCCAAGTCTTTGCGTGCCTTGCCTCCAAACTTACTACCCGTCACTACAAACGACGTACCTGGTCGGAACAACGTACCCAATGGCTCAGGTGCTTTTAGATATCTGTCACCAACATAAGGACGCCAAACAGACTGGTCATGTGGTTTACGGTTGTCCTCATCGAAGAACTCAAAGATGCTTTGCGCAATGACATCACCGATATCATCGATTTGAAGCATCCGATCCACACTTACAGTAGAGATCTCCTCAAGGGTTCTGATCTCACGCGCTAAGCGCTCCGCGGTACCGTCTGCTGCACCGGAGATACCAAGAGCCGTAATGACCCGAGTTAGATCCAAGTTAGCCGAGGCGATCGTTACAGCCAGTGCTAGCTTCTCTGCCATGCGTTCAGATTGCCCGATCTTCAGGAAGTCTTCATGCTTGAGCATCAGCAAGCTAAGCGGACGGGTAACATCCACTACACCCGCATTATAAAGATCCATAACGAGTTCATCACCCAGACCTTTAATGTTCAGAACGTGTCGTTGGGTACAATAAAGCAAATGAGCCACTTGACGGTCTTTACATTTAGTGTTAGGGCAATACTCGGTACGAGAACCTTCAGGGTTGTCTTTGGTTTTCTTACCATGGATAACAACTACCTTGGTACCGCAGCATGGACAGGTATCTACTTCACCATAAAGCTTTTCCCCATTGTGGTCAGTGATACGTCTTTCCAGATACGGAATAACGTCACCTGCACGAGAGATCTCCACATAGCACCCTTCGAACAGTTTGTGTTGCTCAAGTTCTTTCAGGTTATGAATCGTAACGTTGGAGATCGTAGTACCGTGAACGTGAATGGGTTCAATGCGAGCCATTGGCGTAAGCTTACCCGTACGACCTACTTGACGATCAACACTGATCAAGCGAGTCTCGCCCTTAGACGCAGGGAACTTATAAGCACGGCCCCAGCGTGGGAATCGACTGGTGTAACCCAATTTTTCTCGGTGGGTATGCTTGACTACTTTGAAGACAATCCCGTCTACTTCGAATGGGTACGAAGATCGTTCGGCCTGACACTCTGCAATCAACGCAGGGAACCCACTGGACATACCCCGAGTATCATGGTTTAATCGCTTACCGGTATCAGCTGTGTAGAAACCATTCTCTTTCAGCCATGCTTGATCATCGTACCACGTTGCTTCAGGATCTCCGAGTGCACGCTCCACGCTGTATGCTACAAACACCAGCTTACGCTCACGTGTGATACGTGGGTCTTTCTGCCGCAAACTGCCAGCGGCATAGTTCCGTGGATTGGCGAACGTCTTCTTACCAGCAGCTTCCAGATCAGCATTGATCTGGTTATAGTCAGCCAGTCTAACGACTACTTCACCACGAATGGAAACACCACCGTGACGCGGATTTTTCAATACCCGTGGTATGCCTTCAACCACCATTGCGTTCGGTGTGACATCCTCACCGGTAGTACCATCTCCGCGAGTACTGGCGAGTTCCATCGTGTCGTACGTATAGTTCACGTCCAGACTCAGTCCGTCCATCTTCCATTCAGCTACGATCTCAGCGCTTTCGTCTTTCTTACCCACGTAGATGTCGCTATGGATATCGATACTCCAATCCACTGCTTCATCACAAGTGAATAGGTTATCTAGACTGAGCATTGGTTTAACCCGTTTTACCAACTCGAAGTGAGATTCGTAAACAGGGTGTCCGACGGTCTGGGTTGGTGAGTCACGGGTAACCCATTCAGGATGCTCTTGCTCATGCAGCTTCAAACTGACAAGTAGTTGGTCATATAACGAATCTGGAATAATGGAGATGTCCAGTACGTAATACATGTAGTTGTAGTGCCTGATCCTTTTACACAGTACATCGTACTCATGACGATTTGACATTGGATTGTTCCTCTAGTAGAATTGCCCACTCAGGGTGGATCGATGTATAACCCAGCTCCATTTTACGCCCAAGTGAATCAACGGTAAATAGAATGCCTGAGTAGGGGATCTTACTTTTAATCTCTTTTCGAAAAGCTTCAATCTTCTCTTCAAGATATCCGATCTCTTTATACTGACCTGGAAATGAATCCATGGCTGCCGGTTCCATATCCCATACCAGTGATATAGATCTGAGATCTTTTGTGTTTAGCATCGCACCCGGTACATGCCAGTCATCGGGTACAAACACGAGACGGTTGAGATTTACGTTGGTTGGTTCATTAGACATCAAGGATGCAGAGATAACACGTTTCTCATCCTCACCCCAAACGTGGTATAGTGTAGATGCAATGACGCCACGAATACTAATACGTTCGTTATCCGGGATCTGTTGCGGGATACCTTCAATGAGATAAGCATTCATGGTAAAGTCAGTACCCATGATACCACCACCTTTAGTAATGGCTTTATGGAGAGACCCACCCTGATACACTAGCTCCACACGACACCCGTTGTAATAAGGTGTCATGATGATGTCGATGTTATCCGTATAATCGCAATCTACTTTAGCCAACCAGTTACGGACATGCATCAGCGTAGTAGCTGGTTTATAATCCAACACCGGAAAGTCATGTCTAGCCATAGAACCAAAAGCTTTTATTTGGTCAGCAATCGATCGAGCCTTGGTAGTGATCTTAGATTCACGTGGATATGCGGCCGACACTCTAACCAGTGCAGCTCTCGCATCATTATAAGCTACCTCGTCAAAGCCATCGTTCTTGAAGATGTCTCGTGCCAATTCGTTGAAATGGATTGTGTCACGATACCGCTGGATATCCTTTACCGCTTGTATGTTAATACCTAGGCTCATAATCAAATCCAAATAAAAGACGATATAAAAGGGGTTCCGAAGAACCCCCGTTAGTTAAGCGATTGCGTCTTGAGTACCTTTCTGGCCTTGATACTTCCCGTCACCATAACCGGAGTCACATGGTTCACCTTGGAAGAACAGGACCTGTGCAATACCACAGTTCAAATACACCCGTACTGGCAGGTTGCAGTTGTTCACTACTTCCACAACCAGATTACCGGACCAATCAGGTTCCAGTGGTGTAACGATAACCGATACTGCGCCACGTGCGTAAGTAGACTTACCTAGGCAGTTACCCAATACGTTATTAGGCATGTCGAACCATTCAAGCGTGTGGCCTAACAGGAAACCATTAGGCGGCAACGATACGTAAGGTGCACCGTCAGTAGCATACTTGATTTCTGGCTCGATGTAGATCCTAGGATCAATATTGCGTGGGTCTACTTCGATACAGTGTACGTCAGTAAACAGCTTCAACCCTTTGTCAGAAATCGAGATATCATAACCGTAGCTCGAAAGACCGAAGGAGGGTACCCGAATCCCATCACCGATGTATCGCATTTTCTCAGCGTGGAATGGAGTGATCATTGGCTTTTCACCAGTACACAGGGTATGGATCTGCCAGTCAGCAAGAATTGTCATTTAGTTAACCTTTGAATGGATGGTGTACATTATTAGCTAATGTGGTAAATTATCCGTTCACCAGATCCCAATAGGCAGTAGCTATACTCCCAACAGGTCGAGTTTCTTCAAGTAATTCGACTTTACCTGTAGTTGGATCTTTGATTACCTCAAATTGATAATCTAATACCACCCAACGAGTGGATGGCATGCTACCATCAAGTGCACTTGCTACTGAACCCAGTCGTTGGTTAACAAAATTATCAAAGTCGACTTTCTCTACAGTTAGCTCACCGTCAGAGGTTACCAGATCTTTAATGTATCGACCGGCTTCTTCTAGGAGTCCGGCTACACCGGCTTTACGCAGGCGATGGTCGGCCCGTAGACCATCCTCATCGAAAAACTTGGTCGATGGGTTATTCTTCACGACCTCAATGTATTCGTCTTCATCGAAGTCGTGTGGGAATTTATGCGGTATAGGTGCTGTCATACTTCAGTATCCATCCAATATCTAAGAACAGAACCCAATTGTTGACGAACATCGTCGTTAATTGGAGTTACATTAACTACATCAGGAACCTGGGCATCGCTGCGCATATGGAGTTCCCACTTAATCTGCTGGACATAGCCAGTATCACCAATACCAAAATCGATGCCGTTTGGATACACCGCAATCTTAGTACCGTTATACTCAACCTGAAACCCATCTTGACGTACGCCCGGATTACGAGGTGGTACGTAGTACTTCAGGTGGATTACTGTTTGAATCATTTTCTGGATCAGGTCCTGCGTGTAATCACGTGGGATCTGTTTATAACCGCCTCTTCTCATAGAGAGTCCTTAACATTAACCGCCTTCCACCAGTTAGGGATAGGGGTTGACAATTTAGATGGGTTCCGAGCAGCCGAGCTAACTCGGTTGCTTCGGCGATTGATTGACAACTTTCTGAACAACTTTGAATTACCAGTCTTCATTGGAAACCACACTTGGCCTTAACTTCTTCGATGGTAGTTTCACCGTTGAGGACTTGGAAAGAACGCGTGCAACCCGATGCATGTGGTACTGGTCTACGACCCCACTTACATTGTTCGTAGTGATCACGTAGATCGATCCACCCGCCATACCCTTCGATGTATTCAAAGATAGCATAGGCCAGGAAGAATACCCGTCCACGTTTAGAATCCTTGAAGGCATTCATTTCTTCGCGGGTAGCTTGCAGAAGCCGATTTTCAGATGGTCGAATGTCACGAGCGATCGCATCAGAGAGTGGGATAGGTTCAAGTACTTGAAAGAACTCAGGGAGTCTTGCTTGCAGTTCTTTAACCTTTTCAATGTCCGGTGCGATAACAATCACTCGATTGAATACTTGCTTGTATTCAGGTAGGTCAGTTGGATATGGCTGCCCGTTGCATACGCGATATGCGTGATTGGTGAACCCATCATCCTCATCCGGCACAATTGGTGCATTAAATGAGTCCTTCAGTGTGACGCCTTTGACTTCAGGTACTTCGAAATCAACTGAGGTAGGGTTAACTGGCCAAGGCTTCTCACCATGGACTGCGGCTGCGTAATCTGCTTTAGTTGGTTGCATCATAAATACCTCTAGTCACGAAATTGATAGATATCGACCAATCCATTCAGTACAGGTGTACTACGAATAGTTTCTTCACGGGTTTTACCCTGACGACCCCACTTACAATCAGTTTGATCTCGCCAATCACACCAACCGGCACTATCAGTAGTAGGACCGATCAATGCATACACGAGAGTGAAGAGTCGCTTATCTTTTCTTAGATCAGTCTCAGACGCGTAAATAATCTGCTCTGCCGGTGTACGTGTATTGCGTTCAATCGCTTCCTGTAGCGTGATAGGTTCCAGAGTACGGAACTCACGGGGTAGATTACGTTGGACGGCTTTGGCTGCTTCGATTCGTTCTGTTACGACAACGATCCGATTAGCCCAGGCTTTATCGCCATAGGGTGCTACCTCATCGGGGAAACGGGCGTCATCCATTCGGTGAAGATGGTTAGTAAATCCATGTTCTTCGTTGGGTATTGGCGCTAGCGGTACAAATTTCATATAGGCCTCAATAGCTGAATGATGAAACGTAAGGTTTACCGGTTTCGGCAGTTGCGTCTTTTACTACGATGAACTCGTTACCACGTTGTGTATAGTAACGACGGGTATTGAATAGAATACTTCCACCAATACCCTGCATCTCGCTACGGGGTTTAATCAACATGACTTTTTGACCGACCAACTCTGTCTTAGCTTGGTCATCCAATCTAAGCCAATCACTGATGGTGTAGCAATAGTGTTCACCATGCTGATGATAGTACGCTGCTTGAAATGCCTGAAAGGTTTCCTCAGAGCTATAGCTGACTACTACACTATCCATCTTAGGTAGCCATTCATGGAAATGAGCATTACTTTTCATACCCAGAGTCAATGCTGCAACCATCTCGTTCAGATCACCCATTACGCACCTACTGTAATAACCAATTCGAATACCAGCGAGTATCGTTCCCACTCATTAAGAATGTGACACGATAACGAAGTACCTTTAATTTCCTTACCGGGGTTAGCTTGTAGCGTACGCTCACAAGCTGCCTCGATCTGTGCATCAACGTCATGGGAAATCAGCACACCACCAGAGTATTGCCACGTATCCTTATTAGGGGATTCTTTGACAATAACGTTCATGCGAAGGTGAGCTGTACCACAAGTCGGTAGGCCGTAGTCTAGCTTCTCTGCACACTTAGTTACCAGCGATTTAATCTGATCGACTTTCGCTGGATCAGTGTAGTGATATGGAATCGCGTTGTCGAATGTGGGACTAATCGACGTCAGATGTTTAGCTACCATCGCATAAGCATGACTCATTTTTAAGTGTCCTGTGAGGCCATTACCATAGCCATAGTGATGTTAGTGAACCCTTCCCGATGGAGCAGATCAATTTGATCTTTTGGGAGTGGCCAAATCTTTTTGATACCGTTGAAACATACTTGCAGTGCCGCTGCCCAGATATCAGTTGAACCGATATTGTAATCCATTACCTGTAACATACGTAGTTTCTCAACGAGATAAGTTCGGGCAAAGGTGATATCACGTTCAACGATGCTACGTGAGTTAGAAATCAAGTCTGCGCACTTAATACGCATGGCGGCGTGACTAGCGTGGCGGAGGTGTTCCAAGTCCAAAGCTTTACGGGTCTCGCGATTACCGTCACCGGGCTTAGAAACTTCAGTGAGTTGTTCAACATACTCAGCCACCTTTTTACCAAAGATGCGTTGAACTTGTTCCAGTTTGATTTGGGTATCCTCAACAACATCATGCAGTAGGGCAGCTACCTGTGCATCAAGCGTTGGCTCAGAATAAGTCAGCAGGATCTGCAACACTTCTTCAGGGTGGTGGAAATAGTCCTCACCGCTGTACTTACGCTTTTGGCCAACAGCACAGTGGGCCGCTACACTAAAAGCTCGTGCCATGTCCAAGACAGTGTATTGTTGTAAAGCATGTTCACGCATATAACACCTCAGTTTAATAAACAGTAAGGAGTCGTGTTAGTCTCACGGATCTCTTTAAGGGTTCGTTTGATATCTTTGTCGGAACTGAGTGCATACTCAATCACCACAAACACCGGTTGACGATTCTCACGTTGGGCTTCCTCGATGTACTGTTGTTGAAGCTGTTTGATCGGGGACTTCCCTTTGGCTAATAGTGCCATGTGTTTATCAACTTCTTTGGATACGTCCGAAGACGTACCCACGATAAACTTACCGGTGTTCCGATGATCGATCACGTATACGCCTTTCTTTACGATCTCTCGTCGACCACCTTTAATAGAACTACTATGCGTCCACTGGTTACCACGGAATGTAGTTTCAAATGACATTAGTTAACTCCAATTGATTACATTAGATAACCAAGGTCAGTAAAGTTAGATCCGTTGTGCTACGTCAGCCATATGACACGTCAATCCAGTGATGACCTTAGGGAAACAGTGTAGGCTACCCGTTGGACTACCCCAATTGGAGGAGATCAGGAAACCAGAGAACTGAGCTGAACGTGGATCACATTCCCAGTCAACGACGTACAGTTCACCGTGGTACAGTATCTCAAGTCGACTACGTTGCAAAGTCACTTGCATCTTAGGGTCGTCTTTGATTGGTACGGCGATCTTCTGATAGTTACCCATCAGGTGTTTAGGAAGCTGATAGCACGCGTACCAGACTTTCGGGATGAATCGCTCGAAGGTAGCTTTGATGACATCGCGGATATCAGACTCGCGTGTTTTGATTGGATTGGTGCGCATTACAGTTCCTTAATGATATCGTTAAATGTACTATCTGCATCGAAGGTCATTCTAAGGTCAATTACATCTTGATTCAATGCATAGACACAGCACTCACTTTCGACACGCTTCAGGTTATCGCTGTAGAATATATCGAGTGGTGCAAAGAACATCTTATCGGGATGACCATCATACCAGGCCAACCAACATGCTGGTTGGCAAGCATACGTCACCTTGTGTTGTGCGACTTTATTGATTACAAAATATTTCTTTGTACCCATAACGCTTGATAAGGCACTAACGTCTAAACCTGCTGGAGGCGGCGCAGGATCAAATTCCGCTTCAAGGGTAAGTAAACTGATATTGTCATAAAAGTCGAGTGCTTCACTTGGAGTGGCATGAGTTAGATGAAACGTCTCTTTGTGGTAGATGACTCCCACGACATGGATTTTCTGCTGGATGTCTTCTGGAACATCACAAGTCTTTTCACCCAACCCTACTTTAGCAATTTTGTATTCCATCGTGACCTCTACAGATAACTTAGACGGGGATCGTCAGGCTTGAGTATTTCTCGCCAATCGATCTCCTCGTATTCTTTTTCAGTTTCGTATTGTTTTAGGAATTCGTTAGCCCAATCATAGCCTGCTTTAGTAGCCAAGTTATAACGCTTCTCGATTCCTACGGTCTTAGCAATTTGCAGAGCCGTGTTAGTTCCACCCGATACCACTTCACGTTCCAGCCGACCGTCTGGTGGAGCGTAATAGACCAAAGCCTTAGCCGG